ATCTCGTAGGTGACTGCGTGTGACGTGGGCCACACAAGGTTTTCACCGAGATAAATCGCGGTTACTTGCCTTGTGCCGACCTTCGCGTCTTGTATATCGTTGGGGTTCATTAGGATGTCGTGATTACATAGAACGTACTCGAATCAAGAGTGCCCGCTTGCTCAAGGGCATCGTACCTTGCTTGGGTACAATGGACAACGTGGAGTATAGCACCGAGGTTGGAAGCATCGGAATCATCGTTGAAAGTGATTACGGATTCACCGTTGCGTTGAATGTCTCCGTTACTAAGACCACCACCCGTTACAGAGATGAGCGCGGGCGTAATTGATACCGTACCTGATTGGGTGGTAATACCGCTTCGGAATAGCGTTATTTCCTGCGGAGTGACATCAGCGTAACTCTGCGTTCCTGCTGCGGCGGTGTACAGCCGCATCTCGCCCATCTCATACTGACCTATTTGGGTAACATTTGTGCTTCCTTGGCGCACTATCCTTTCGCGGTACAATCCATCCTCGCCAATCTCATAAGGGCCGAGAAATCCCTTCGTGGCGAACATATTTCCCTCGTAGTCCACTCGGAACGGTGCTTCCTGCGGGACATTACTGCCAGCAAAGAAGTTCACTTGGTTAACCATACTCCCCGAACCCGAAGGCCACTCGGTCTTGCTACCGCCCTGCATACCGGCCACCACAACACCGTTACTCGCACCGCTATTGCCGTACATATACACGCCGTTGCCACTCAAGACATCTATGTACGCGTTCTTGGCGAGAAGCACCTTGGTTGCGATGAACTCAAAGTTGTCTGCCCTTACCCAATAATCTCCCGCCTTGCCAGCACCCACATCGGTAATCGGGTCAACCAAAGTCGCACCCGTGCCGTCCTTACAGTAGAAGTACAAGGTTTCCTCGGTAATCGGGTCAACCATATAGACCACATCGTAGAACTCAAACTCGGAGTTCATCTCGTCCATACCTTGATAGCCGTCAACGCCAATCCCACGGCCATCGGGCAAACCATCCTCACTCCACTCGTTCACACCGCGCATAATCTTACCCATAAGGCCGTTCTCGCCCGCCCATCTTGTAGGCTCACTCCAATCCCCAGGGGGGATGTCGGTGTTCCATCCACCATTCACAACCACAGTCCTATTCCTTGATGATACGTTGGCAATGGTGACATACACAACATCAAACCAACTCCCCGTACTGGTGGGAGGCTCAACGCTCCAACCATTGAGCGCGGTGGATGGCGTGAGTGTCCTGCTCACGAAGTCATAGGTCATATCGTCTGGTGAGAGAAGCGATGGGTCGCCACTTGTGCTTTTATACAAGTGTAAGGTAGCATAAGACACTCCGTCCTCGCCCGGATCGCCGTCGTCACCCTTCGGCCCTCTGCCTCCCTTGAAGATGCGGATGGTATCTTCGTATGTTATTGGAGTCTGTTCACCACCCTCACCGTCATCGTATGCCGCACCGTCGGTCACAACAACCTTGAAATCGGCATAGGTCTTACCTTCGGGGTAGTACAACTCGTTGTCTGCCGTTACAAGGTATGCTTGGTCAACCTCATCCCGGAGTGCAACCCAAGTGATAACAACCGTCTCCTCGCCTTCCTCCTCTTCGGGAGGTTCGACGGTCTCCTCGCCGTAGTACCATTGGTAGGTAGGGCCGTTGATGCCACTCGTCACGGCTGTCAAGGTAATGACTTGTCCGTTGTACTCTCCGTTGTCATCCGCGATGAATAACTTAGAGTCTGCTTCGATTCGCACACCCACAATCACGGGGATGAAGATTGCTTCGGGGTCATCCTTGGCGGGGACGCGGCTCTCGTCAACGTCCTTGTCGCGGAGTCTCGCCTGTGTCTCGTTCAACTCACCCGTGATGACTTGCAACATCGTATCCACCTTCTCGTCACGAAGCGTCACGGAGTAGATGGGTATCACGTCCTCGTTCTCGGCTATCGTCACGGTGGAGATGAGAATCCAATTCACGTTCAGTTCCGTCCCGATGACGGTCTCCACGAGGTCTTGGTCGTAGATAGGCATATACAAGCCTTCCACGAGGGTTACGGAAGCCATAAAGACCTCCTTGGAGTCCACCTCTGGGACGTAGGCCATAACGGGCTTACAGAGCCTCGAAAGGGCATCTTGCGCGGCTTCCTGCAACCTTGACATCGCCGCCGTCACATACTTGTCGGGCATCTGCAAGTCAAGCAACACGAACCTATCGTCGGGTTGTATGAGATAGACCGAGTTCGGGAAATACTGCATCAGCGTCGTATCGTCCTGCCGTTGGCAAGTCAACTCCCATACATTCGTGTCGGCATTGTAGTACGCCTCCTTCACCACGAACTCCCGACCCGCACACATTCCCGTCCGCATACTCACCGTACACAAACCGTCCGTAAGTTGCGATGAACCCATAGCATTGAGGTCGAAGCCGATTTGCTTGAGGTACAACTTGAAGGTCGTGTCAAGCGTGTACTCCACCCTCGCGGTGATGGTGTTCTCTTCAGGGTTGTCCTCCTCCAAACTCGGCGCGGCAAGTTTGTACACGATGACTAATTGGGGTGACGTTGGGGAAAGTGCCAACTCGCAACGGATGAATATCTTGAGATAACCCACCGCGTTCGTGGTAAACTGTATGTCCTCGCATACGAAGTCGAACACATCCTGCATCCTCGTTGTCACCACCTTCGCCTCCTTCGCGGTCACAAGGTCAGGGCCGACATACACGTCAATGAACACCTTGGGGATTTCCATAAGGTAGTCACCGAGGACACGCCCCGTGGAAGGGTCACACTTGATTTGACCCGCGAGTTTGTGCATCCGTATCACGAAGCGTCCGTTGCCACCACCGACACCGTTCATCGTCTTGTAGATAGTACCCGTGTCATAGATGGGAGACTCGTAGCCGATGGTGAGTGCCTCCTGCGACTCCAATGTCGCATAGGTGGTGTTAATCTCCGTCACGCCCAACGTCACGGTGTCATCCTTTAGTTTGATGCTGTCCTCCGTGTACATTCCGTTATCGGACGGATTCGCGGCATCCAACACCTCATCAATGCGCTCGTAAGGGTCATAACCCGTGGAAGGAAAATCGTTGTCGGCAACTTGGTATATTGTCATCCCCTCCACGCTCGGATATATCTCGGCAAGGTCGCCCGTGCCGTCGAAGCGCATAACCTTGGGAATGAGTCCGTACTTGTTCACCGCCGAGGTGTTCTGCAAGTATGCCTTCCTCGCATCCCTCTGTCCGCCCGTGTACCCCCACGATGTGAGGGGAAGCATCAAGTTCGGGATATAGACGCTCTCGTGGTCTTTGATGTACGGAGTGAGGTTGTTGTAGTACCTCGTTGGCAAGTTGCGGTCACTGCCGTAGGCGTATATCCTCGTCGCAATCTCGTTCTTCGTGGACACGGCACGGGTGATGACCTTGAGACCATTCCCTTGACCGTAGGAAAACTCAGGGGTGGTGTTACTCGCGTCTTGCAAGTTCGGCCTACCAAGCACGATGGTGTTCTTGCCGTTCTCCACCTTGTAAATCCACGAGATGCCCTTCCAAAGCGCGTAGATTTGGTTGAGAGCGTCCATACAAGTTCCGTCACTCAAGGAGAAAGCCTTGACCTCCTCCATCAAGTCGGTTATCTGCGAGTACGAGGTGGACATCGCACGGATTGTCCATTGGCCGGGCGCGTAGTCATCCATATTCGCCTGTATGCGGTGGATGATGCCGTACACATCCTCGTAGGTATCCACGTTCGGTATGGACGAGAAATGGATGCCGTTGTCGTACTCCGTGATGTCGCGGAAGAGGGCGAGTTCGAGGTCTTTCGTCGCGCAGAAGAACTGGACGTTCTTGTACACGAAGGCATCCCCCGATTCGGTGCGACGTGCGCTCTTTACCACTTGCGGAATCGTGTACAACTTGTAGCGGAATCCCGTGCGCGTGTAGTCCACATAGTCGCCTATCTGCCACTCTATCGGCACGGGCGATGCTATCTCCGCGAACTCCAAATAGGAAGGCTTGCCGAAGATACCGTTGTATTTCGGTGCGCCACTGTATCGGACGGTCAGACCGTCCCTTGACTTTATGTTGAACCTCATAGACTAATCCGTTGTGTCAATTACATTACCAAGGATTGCGATGCCCGCTACGGGAGCCGCACCGATGTTCTCACGAGCCTGTTGCTGCTGAGAAGCGGTAAGGTCTTGGTCGGTGAACCTCACTACATCCGTCACAATCGGGTCGGCATCATCGGCGGTGATAACTCCGTTGTTCATCGTCATCCGCGTCACGGGGTCGTTCACCTTGAACTTGACCTTGAACATAACCGTGGCAGTACCACCGCGCTCCTTGAAGGTGGCATCCTCGAAATCGCTACCCGCGTAACGGACTCTTTGGAATCCGATTTTCGTGTACTCGTCATAGATGCGGAAGTTGCCCTCGCGGACGGCGGTAAAGAAAGACCAAGCGGCAAGATGCAAGTCTGCGGCTGCGGTGGAGTCAACCCCATCCACGGCCTTCATATAGAACTCGACCTCCATCTCGAAGCCCTTGTAGTGCATATAGGTGGTGTACTCATCCTCACCATCCTCGTCCTTCCAATCGTTCTTGTACGGGTCTTTCGGTGACGGAAGCAAGGGATAGGGGTTGGTCTTTGCGACCATCCCCCACGCCTCCTTGGTATCCGTTGCCAATGCGTTCTCACCGTACTGAATGTAGAAGGGCTTGTAGTTCGCTATCGGTATGTTAACAATCGGCATATATCGGTTACATAAAAGTTCGTTACATAAAAACTCGTAGTGCAGGGCCGTCGCTCATCGTCATCATACTACGCAAGTCTGCGAGTAGGTCTGCGGTGTTCTGCGCGGTGTTGTAGGTGTTCGCCTGTATCTGTGTGAGATATTCGGCAAGGGTAGGTGCAGGAGTGGTGAGACCGGCTTGTGCAACCATCGCCTGACGGATTGCGGCTACATCTGCCCTGATTGCGTTCACATAGGAGGCAAGAAGGTTCGCAGTATCTTCCGTGATGCTCTTGATGCCACCGCCCAGGGTGTTGCTCTTGGATGACGAATCTTCCGTGAAGTAACCACTCAAGGAATTAAGCACATCCTCAAAGAAGGGATAGTATTCCTCAAGTTCCTTGACCTTCTTTGCAAAGAGATCCATCACGCCGCTGGAGTCACGGGAAAGGGTAAGGCTCGTGAGCATATCCTGGAACTCACCGTTGAAGATGTTGTCCATAATGGTGTTCTTGACAAACATCTCCGCATACTGCGTGGCTATGTCATCAAGTATATCCCCGTAGTCCGCAGCGGCATTCCCAGCCACCTTCCACTGCTCCACAATCTTGCTTGCGAAATCATCCGCGATACCTCCAACCAGACTGCCCATCGCATCGTCAAGTTGGTCAAGGGCATCGTTGTAAGCCTTCGCATCAACTATCGCCTGTTCAAGTGCCTTGCGCTCCTTGTCGGAGAAATTATCGTAGGTGTCGCTTATCTTCTGCAAAGCCTCCACATTCACGCGCCCCATCTCATCGTATAACTCCGCACCCGTTTCAGCAAGCAACTCCATAATGGTGGTGTTCTTGTTCGTGAAGAGTTTTGCCCAAGCCGCCGGTGCGGTCGGTGCGAGAAGGAACTCCCACCATTTCGACTTCTGGGTGGAAACCGTGATGCTTGTCAACGTGCCCTCAAGACCACGCATCGTTGAACTCAAACTTGTGATGAGATTATATGCGTTCTGTATCGCACGGAAGGTGTTGTGCCCGAAGATGGACTCCACGCCCGTCGCAAGGTCTGCGGCATAACGCATCTCTTGGAACGAAAGGGTCAAGTCATCCACTGCGTGTTTGAACTCTATGGACGCAGAAATGGCATCCATCCAGACATCCGCAACGTGGGTCACGATTGCCATAATAGCCCCGAAGGTGTCACCGTTGGCAAGAGCTTCAACCATCTTCACGGCTGCATCTGCCGCCTTGTCCAAGTCATCGGCAAAACCTTTCAGCGCGGGGTCTCTCGTCGCTTCCGCAAGTTTCTCAACGGAGTTGATGGAGACATCAAGTGCTTGCTTGTAACGCTTCACTTGTCTCACGATCTCCATCCATTTCTTCTCCTGCGCCTGACCGTTGATTTCATCAATAGCCTTGATGACCGCCTCCTTGAATATCTCAATACCACCATCAACATCCTTCAACTGTTCTGGCAACTCGCCAAAGTAGTTCTCTGGATTCTTTGCGAGTTCGGCAAGTTTGTCCTGGAGTTTGGTCAGTTCACGGGCAGTAAGGTCTGCCATATGCGAGAGGTCAATGTCACCAAGGCCTTCCCAATTCTTGACCCACTTCTCCGCTTCCTTGCGGATGTCCTCATTGGCAACCTTGAGGGCATTGGCTTTCTCCGTGATGGTCTTGTCGGTAACTTCCTCAAGTGCGGCATCAAAGTCGAAGCCGGTGTCAAGCGTTGCGGTTGTAGCGGCACGCTTCAATGCCTCCTCTCGCTTGTTGTCAATCTTCGCCAACTCCTTACCGTAACGGTCTATGACTTTCGAGATGTTGAACTCCGAGCCTTCTCCAAACAGTTCGGATGACTCAAGCCAATCTTTCATAAAGTCCTCATAGTCCTCTGCCGCCTTCTTCGCCCTCTTCCACTGCTCAAACTGTTGGTCAATGCCGTTGAGTCCCATATCGTCACGGAGTGCCTGTGCCGCCTTCTTGTCGTACTTCTCAAGGGCGTTGGCAATCTCTATCAAGACTTCCTTGTAATTCTCTGCATTGATAATCTCGTTCTGGTCGGGGAAGTATGCTACGAGCATATTGCGGATGCTCTGGCTGTCCATACCCGCATCCTTGAGTTTGTCATACCACTTGAGGAGGTCTTTGAGGGTGTCACGGCGCATCTCAAGTTCGACTTGCTCTGCGGATTTGCCGGAGGAGCCACCACTTGATGCCTTACGCAACTTGTCATTGACGGAGATGTGCAGAGCCTCACCGATGTCCTCAATAACCTTTTGGCGATGCTCCAGGAGGTCGTACTGCTCCTTCGCCTTGGCAAGCACGGCTTCATCTACCGCAAGCCCTTTCTGCTTGTCGGCCACAAGACCGTTGTAGGTCTTTTGGGCATCTGCAAAGGTCTCGGTAACATCCTTGTACTCTTTGCGAATCTTGTCCACATACTCATCGTATCCGTCCTCCATTTGTGCAAGGAGGTCGCGGACACCGTTACCTTGGATGACTGGGTTGACAATCTTCATCAGCCAAGAGTCATCGCCCGGCTTGAGAGCATCCAACTGATTCTGGATGTCGCGGATTTGATTGTCCCAAGCACCCTCTTTGCCAATCTCCTTTGCTTCAAGGTTAAGTGCCCTATATGTCGCAAGCATCTCGTTCAACTTGGCAATCTTGTTGTCAAGGAGTGCTTGTTCTGCTTCCTCTGCGGTAAGGCTTTGATTCCTAATCTCCGCTTCTTTCTTTGCGTATTTCTGCTCAACCTCACCGATATGCTTTCTCTCCTCCGCACTGGAATATCCCTGCTGACCAAAACGCAAGTCAAGAACACGCTGATAGTCTTTGGTAGCATCCGAAACCGCACGGACAGACTGCCCATACTCCTGGGCGGCACTTGAAATCTCATTCCAATAACGGATGGACTCTTCGCCCCAACGGTAGTAGTCATCACCGAGGTAGTTCTTCAAAGTATCGTGGAATACAGTGTTGATGTCGGACTCGCTACTCTGCAAGGCATCGCGGAATCCCTTGATGAAGTCATCGGCTACATCCTCTGCCAAGGTCTTTCCACGCAAGGCTTTCAAGAGATTATTCGTTGCTTGCGACACCTTCTTACCCTCCTTCTCCTCTATCTTCTGGATGCCCTCTGACTCCGCATAGGCTCTTGCCCTTGCATAGATGGCATTCGTCACCTCTCTCTCAGCCTTGGCAATCTCAAGCAAGGCGTTCTTCTCATTCAGGAGGTTCGGGAGATAGTCTCCATACTGATTGTTCAGTTTGGAGATGGCATCGCGGTAGTTCTGGCTTCCCTCGGTCGCCATACGGAGTTGGTCAACCAAGTCCTTGAATCCCTTGACGGCTTTGTCTGCCGTCCTTAACTGTGCATCCGCAACACCGTTCAACTCTTTCTTGAACCTCGCCGCCTGTACCGATGCGGAAACGAGATATGCACCCACGGCGGCAACCGCAGCACCAAGCATCGCCCACGGATTGATGGACATAATAGCCTTCTCCACGGCTGCGAAAGCGGCACTATCGGCGGTCAATATCTTAATAGCCTTACTAAGTGCTTGCGTTGTCTTAACGTGGTTAATCTTGGCAATCAGCGTGGTCTCTTCTATTACCTTGACCGCCATAGCCATCGCCTTGTACGCACCATAGGCCGCAACAAGAGCAACTATCGCCCTACCTACCTTCTCGTAGTTGTCAGCAAGGCTACGGGCAAGGTCAACCGCACCCTTGAGCAAACCACTCTTCTTGTCTCCAATCTCGGAGAACATAATCTGGTAGGCATCCGTCAAGTTGGAGATTTTTCCCTTGAGGGTTTCGGCTTGCACCTCTTGCATCTCGAAGAACTTACCACCCTCCTCGGTCATATTCTTAAAGACCTTCTCCACCATTTCAAACGGAACCATTCGCTTGGAAATCTTGTCAAAGACATCCGCAACCGTGATGCCCTCTTCTCCAAGTTCTACAAACTGCTTCCGCAACTCCACCAGAATCGGGATACCGGCTTCGGTCAACTGCCTAACTTCCTGACCACGGAGGAAAGATGCACTTCGGATCTGGCCATACGCCAACACGAGACGATCCATCCCAACACCGAGACCGGCACTCACGTCAGCAAGCATCTTCGTGGTCTCGTACAACTCGTTCACGGGAATGGAGTATGCCGACAACTGCTTGGCATAGGTTGCCAAGTCCTTGAATTGAAAAGGCGACCTCACGGCCAAGTCTTTCAACTGGTCGAAGAGTTTTCCGGCGGCTTGGGTGTCATTGAGGATTGCACCCAAGGTCACTCTCTGCATCTCGAACTCTGCGGACACACGGGTGAGGGTACTGATGAGGCTTGTTGCTCCACGGATAGAGAAGTATGCCGCAACCATAGACCCCATCTCGCGCCAAAGACGGCTACTCCTTCCGAGGAGAGAGTTACCCTCTCTCTGCAAGCGATTCAAACGCTCCTGCGCCATCTGGGTCTTGATAATCTCACGAGACTCCTGCTCTCTCTGCTTGGTTATCTCCTTCCTCTCACGAGCTTCGGCAGCAGCGTCATCAACGTTGCGGTTATTCCTCTCCTTGTTCCGCTTGCGCTCCATCTCCAACTCCGTCTTGAGGTTGTCCTTGAGAATCCTATTAAGGTTTCGGGCACTCTCAACATCGGCCGCAGTTACGGGACTGATTGACCCCTTGACATTAAGAAGGTTCGACAAAGTTGTGTTCAACTCGTTCGCCTTCTGCAACATCTCGCCAACCTTCGCATTGAACTCGGTATCGTTAAGGATAACGTTGAAGTTCAGTTGTTCAAGATTCGCCATATATCGTACTAATTTTTATTCATCTGCAAGACCGTCAAAGACATCTTCGACGGTGTATTCCCCTTTTTCCTTCGCCTTACGCTTGCGTTCTGCCGCCTCTTGTGCAAGGCGTATCACCTCGGCCTCCTCTTTCATCGCCTCTTTCTTCTTGTTGCGATACAAGGTGTGGGGTAAGTCGGCACTCATTATCTCTATCTGCGGCATCGTCAAGAAACAACGATAGCCCCAATGCCTCACTCCCCACTTTGTCCGTCCGTATTCGGGGTACTTTTCAACGAAGGCTGATTCGATGCCAAGAGGAGTTCGGCTCGGAACTGCTCGGCTTCCGCTTTCGTCATCCTCATCCAATCCGTCCTCATATCCGAGGAGTACACCATATTCGTCCAATGTGCGGTAAGCGGAAGTTTTTTTTTACCCTCCACGATTATCGGCATCATCTGCGATTCCGTGTAACCCCTAAAATAAGCCCATATACGCCACTTAAACGGATAGATAAGGCGTAATGCCCAAAAGTTGTTCAAGGACAAAATAACGGCCTCTTTCACGGCAAAATACGGCTCTGTACACATTGACTTGAGCGTGGATGCGGAATCTTCGGGGATGGACTCTACATCGCGCTCAATCCAGAGCCTTGTCAGTCGCTCCAAGGTGTAAGGCTTGATGCCTCGAAGCGTGACATACTTTCGTGTTCCTGGGATATGCACTCTCGTGGGTCTGTCGTTCATCACTTCATCCAACCCTATCCGTGCTTGCTTTGAAACTTGCTCCATAATTCAAAAAACTAAAAAAGGGACGGGCGACTCAATCATCTCCCGCCCCTCGCGTTATCGTCAACCACTAACTAACCAGTAATCTTCGAGCAGATAGCCCAGTCACCCTGGTTGCCCGTGGACTCGGTGTTGTTGAGGATAGTACCGTTGATTTTGAGGTACGCAGGGTTGGTGGAGTCATCGTTGGAAACACCAACGGTGATTTTCGCACGAGCGAAGGCGATGCCCTCAGTTCCTGCCTGATTCTCAATCATCATCGTGACATAGACCTCCTTCGGGGTGGCGAAGTAAGCCTGAGCGGTGTACTGAGTGCCATCCTGACCGAGAATCTTGTTGGAAGAGGTGACTGTTGCACCCTTGTCGAAGAAGATGTCGCAGTAAGCGACAGCAAGGACAGGGATGTTGCCCGTGAAAGTCCACTCACCGTCCTCGGTAGAGGTATCAATGGTGGCATCCATCTGGTCAATCTTAATCTCGGTGGTGGTCGGGTCAGCCTTCGAGAGCTGGAAGGAGTCCTTCAAGGTGAAGAACTCATCAGCACCGTTGAAAGAAAGGTCTGCCCAACTTACGCCGTTGGTGGAATCGTAGGGCATCAGAGACCAATGGCTCTGACCCTTGAACAGAGTTGCAAGGAGGGTTTTTGCCCAAGTCTTGCTACTGCCGGTGAAAAATCTTACGGATTGTGCTGCCATAATTATCTATTTTTTACAGTTACACTGAAAGTGATGATTCGTGCGTGGAAACCGTAGTCATCCGCGTAGTCGGGGAGTACGAAAGGATGTATGTCAATAACATAGTCCTCCGTTTCTGCGGGTACTGCCGCCATCAGGCGTTCGTGCATCAAGTCCAACTTCTCCGTGTTCTTGAAGGCTTGTAAGTCCTTGGCAAAGAGGTGTACGCCCATCTCGGTCTCACCGTAGGTAGCCATATCCTCCAACTTGCCCGTCATACGCACCACCGCAAAGTCATTCTGCGGAACGGAGGCTTTCGGTCTCGCATCATACACGGTGGTAGTAACGCCACCGTCAATCACGAAGCCACGGAAAGCGGACTCAAGGTCTGATACACTGTAAAACTTCATACTGCAAATGTTTTGAAATACTTGCTGAAGTCATCCGACTTGAGATCGCGGATACCCGCCCTCATCGGGATGAACTCATAAAGCGCATTGAAGTATGTAACCGGCTTGACGGTCGCAAGGACTATCCCGACATATCCTTCGGAAGAAGCCTTGCTCTTGACATAGGTAAGGGCATCGCTTGCGTTGCTACGGAGATCGGAGTCCGTCCCCCATAACTTGCGCTCCAACTCATTCCCGTTGTGGAGAAGAATCCAGCCGTAGCCATCTCCCTCATCCGCGTGACGGCGGTGTATGTTGTCGTGCTCCTGGAGGCAATACTCCACCCCTGCATCCAAGACGGCTTTCATTCCCGTCAGCATCGTCAACTCCGATGCGGAACGAAACCTCTCAAATGCCGAGGCAATCTTGTTGGCATTGTCCTCCAAGTAACCCATACGGCTAATTCCTTATCTCGTCAAACCAAATGTCAGTACCCCAGTTGAAGGTCGCCTTCTTGACCATCTTCGCACGGAAAGTCCTGTCGTAATCCGTTATCTCCAAGATGTCCTCGAAATACAAGGGCGTGGTGAAAGGCGGGCAGTGAAG